ACTTTGCGCTTGAAAGACCGCATTTCGTCCTGTTCGTCTGTCTGTAGACGCAGGAAACCACCCTGCCGGAAGCGGATCAGGGCCTGAACAGCACTGTCAACATCATCGTCGTGGGGTGCGTTGGGAAAAGCGGCCATGTTTTCGATGAGTTCTCTAGCCCACCGGGTGTCTGGAGCCCAGACTTTACCCGATTGGAACAGGTCTGCCACAGAATTGATACGGACAAACTTGTCATTCCCTCTACTTGGGGTGTACTCAGAAACCGGAATGCCCATCGCCCGCAGTTCAAAGATCAGAGGAGCCCCAGCAGCTTTGGCCTCCACGATGAAAGCATCAGGTTCCCACTCTCTATAGTGAGTTAGAGCCTTTTCTTTCAGTTCAGGGAACTCCATCCGCTTCTGAAAACAGTCCAACAAGATGATGTTTACGTCATTTTCATCTTCGTTCATGTTGAACACACCCCACGTAGTACACGCAGAGTAGTCGTTTCGCTCGCCTTTAGTGAAAGCTGTGTCCCAAGACTGGATGATGAACTCACATGAAGGAGGCTTCTCCTTCTCCCAGATCTTCCACCACTCTCTTTTGACAATAGCTCCCTCTTCAGCGGTGGGATTTTGCTGGTACTGAGCGTTCCACTTACCCGGCGGGAGTTCGTCCCTTAGAGCAGATAGTTCCTCAAGCGACCAAAACTCAGGCCATAAGGGTTTACCCGAAGGCATGATCGCCGGGAGTTCAATGACTTCCCACTCGTCTTCTTTTCCTAGCTCACCCGCCGCCTTGAGCACGCGGCCAATCAAGTCTCTCTTGGACCACCTAGTGGCGATGATAACTATAGCCCCGTTAGGCTGGAGACGCTGACGAGGACCGGATGAGTACCACTCGTAAGACTTGTCGTAAATCTCAGGTTGAAACGCGGCAATCGCAGCCTCTTGCTCCGAGTGAGGATCATCAATAATCATCAGATCAGCACCACGGCCAGTTAAAGTACCGCCAACACCACAGTTGTGCGTCAACACTCCATCAGCAAAAAAAGTGTGATCTCCACTTGTTAAAAAGTTAACAAAGTGCCTTTGTTTTGTGTCTACTACTTTTACTTGATTGGCAAACCGTACTCCCAGCAAAAGCCCGCATAACTTTTGCGCACACCTTCCAAGGCCCTCCATATACCTTTGAGAGCTATTTCTGTGTTGTCCTGGTTGATGTTTTGAGCGGCACACTTTAAGGATGCGTGCTCCAAAACAACTGATCCATCCAAGTTTTTCTGGATCACTGTACATCCATAGTTCTTCTTTCTCTTTTTGACTGTGCTTAGTGGGTCCATCCCATTTTTGATGCGGTACCTGATCGCTTCTGGCGTAATTTTCAATTCCCGCGCATGTTGAGCCAAAGTTTTGCCATCTATCAAAACATTGGAAGATGTGTTGTTTGCTTGTTGAACTGGCGTCTCCCATCGACAATTCTCCGGGCTGTACGGCCCGTTGTTGTCTATTCGACCTACTGTATGCAAAGGCGACGGTTGCGGCCCCATATCTTGCACAAAGTTGTTGAAGTCTTGCCAGCGCTGACACAGCGTAATGCCACGGCCTCCATAGCGCGGATACTTTTCGTTTTTTGGGTTCTCGCAACGGGACTTGATGTTGTACCACCGATGGTACGCAGGCGTGTTCCAGATAACCATAAGCTCTCCTTGAAAGAGCCTTTAGTTTATTCCAAATACTCTCCACACGCAAGATATCTGAAGACAGAATTTTTGCCGCTGGCACCCATCCTCGGTTCATTGTCCAAATTGGATGATCTGCTGAACAATCTAAATTTTCTACACGGAAAGTTTCTTCATGAACTGAGTTGTAAATGCTCAACACTGTTACTGGTTTCCCCGTGTTGAGCAAGACATCACCGACTTTTATATGACATGCCGGCATCAATCCTTTTGATGTATGCACAAGAGAGTACCTGCGTAAACACGCAAAGTATTCCCCCTGCTTGTTCGTGCTCCACCGGCCAGCAGCCTTTGAGTCTTGTCTTAAAGACACATCAGGAAAAATTTGCGCGTACTGCTCACTCATCACAAGGTTACGCACCTTGCGGCCAAACCCCACTGCAAGTTCGCCAGTGTTTGACGCCTGCATTACCTTCTTGTCAGGGAATCGCCCCATGTACCACGAAGGAAGCAGAAAAGAACCAAACTCGGATTTTGTGTGCCTCGGTGGCAGCGAGATACAAAGCCTCTTCAACTTACCCTCAGCGATCTCCTCAAACTTCTTAGCCATCACCGCATGATGTCGCCCATGAATGAACCCCGGCCACATTTTCTTCACGTACGCCATGAAGCTCTTCTGGCACTTCTCCCTGTCCACAGCATCTTTGTAATCTTGTACCTGCTGTAACAGCTTCTCCTGATCCGCAGGAGACAGACTTGCCACTAGATCATCCAGTTTCATTCCATCCCCCGGAATGAGATATAGGTGGGCCGAACAGACCTCCCCATCCCCTCAACCCTCTTGAGAGCACCTAGCTTCACCAACCTATCTACGATCTTCTTCGTACTCCCCAGCCCAGGCTTCCCCCTCAACTCACAAATGTTCCTCAGGCTCGGCCCGTACCCAAACCGGCACCACCACACATCTATAGCTAAAAACACTTCCTTCTGAGCCTCAGTCATCCCCATCTCCAACACCTCCTCCTTGGACCCGTACACCTTCCTCAGAGGACTCTGCAATACCTTCTTCGTGCGCCACTTTTTCTGGTTTTCCATTACAAATCAACAACTTAGCGCACACTCTTAAAGCGTTACTTTACTTCCGTTAAATTTAACGGCACGTTAAGCATCAAGCACACACCTTAACACCACAACAAGCAAAAAACCGTTACAAATCATAGACTTAGCCACGTTTGTTAAACCAGTTTATGTCATCCGTTAAATTTGTCACCTGACAATTTTGTCACCAAAATTTTTGCTACCCCCCACCACTTTTTGTAGAAAGACTGACCGGGGGGTGTCGCCAGATCGAGGGGGTGGGGTCTGGCGAGGAACGTTAATTTTTCCACCCGCTGGGTGGAAAGATTGGCGTTTGAGTGGAACATGGGGCGGTTTGAGTGCAATGGGCGCAAGGCAGGAACGGTTTGAGTGGAATAGTATGTTTAAGGACGCGGGACTCCTGCTGCTGCATCGGGGGGGTGCCCGGTGGGTGGGTCTGCGTCGGGCGCCTCTTCGGTTTCTCCCTCGGCGTCGCCGTTAAATTTAACGGTGAGCTCGCGCATCAGGCTATCAGCGTCGGCCTCGATGATCGTCGCATCCTGCGCCTGCGCCGTGAGGATGCCACGCAGCTCAGCCATGACACGGGCCCGGGCATCGTCGCTGCTGGTAATACTGCGCACTTCCTTCCTCTCGGTGAAGGCCGCCACTTCCGTAACCGTGCCCAATGTCTTGAGCGCTTGCACCTTCACGGAGTCTTTGGTGTCGTCTTTCAGGGCTATTTCAACGAGGCCACGGATAACTAGGGAGCGAAGCGCTGCGGGGGTTCGGTGTTTCTCCGCCTCAATTGCCAGGGTGTATGCCTCAATCTCACGGATTATCCGGGGATCGCTGGCGATGCGGTACGGGTCATTGTTCAGGCTCGAGGGTTTCGCGTCGGGTTTGTAGGCTGTGCGGTAAGCGTCGGCTTTAGTGGCTCCCATGGCGATGGCACGGGCAAAATTCTTTTGCTTTGGTGTTAGTGCACTGGAGACTTGCCTGCCGAGGATGTGCTCGATAGGTGTTTCCTTTGCTGCTTGCTCTAGTGCTTTGCGAGACAGTTTCATAGGTGTTATCCCTACTGTAGTTCTTTACAGTATAGGGGAACATGAGGGGAAGTCAACGGACTGCTGCATGCTGCGCATGCTACGGGCGGGCTCCGGCCCCTCACCAGGGCTCGCACTGTATGAAAACCCAGCAGGGTTTGTCCTACCCCCATCTTAGGGTTTCCCCTAGTGACAAGGGCCGGGCAAGGGCCGATGATTGCATCCATGCGCTGAACGGTTCGGCGTACTACAGGAGATAGATACCATGGACCAAAAACTTGACGCCTACGCCGACGCATGCGGAACTCTAAACGGGGTGGGCCTCCCCAATGTTTACACCATCCTCTGCGCTTTAGACGGTCTTAGGGGGTACGTCAAGGCCCTGGACGACTTCGCAGATTCTGACCCCCGCATGGTCAAGGCGGTTTCCATCCTGAGCGCATACCGCCCAATTGTTTAAACATGACCCATCCGCCTAGGGTCTATTGGACCCTATGGGATGCGCCAGCCGGCCATCGAACCAATCAGGAGAACCTACACCATGACGAAGAAAGAACTGATGCGATTGACGGCGCTGGAAAACACCCTTTGCGCCCTCGGTTTCACTTCTGACGAAGCCGGAGCCCTGCGCCGTATTAGCATGACACTGCGCCGATGGTACGAGATGGAATGTGGTAGTGACCACGGCGTTATCGAACGTGACGAAGCCACGGGCAAACCCTACTGGGTTAACTACAACAGCCGCTATCTGTCGGCCAATGATTCCCGCTCCCGCTCCCGCATTGCCGACCATGAAGCCGGGGCTCTGCGCCGCTTGCAAAAGATCATGCGAGACGTTAACGAGCGGCGTTTTGTGGGAGATACCGCGTCAATACTTGACGCGCATTGCGATGATCTGAACACCTACATTCAAACGGACCCAAGGGGCGCAGCACTCTACATCTTGCGCCCTGGTGACATTCCCGCAGGGTATCGCGCCGATTCCTGCTACACCAACGGAATTTGTGTTTTCTGAGGGTTGACCCGTGGAGCCTGAAGACCGAGCCATGATTCTCGTTTCCCTAGTGGCGCTGCTGCTGGCGCTGCTGGGGGTCATTTAACACTGCTGCGCGCCCTGCGTGCTGAAAGGAACACCGTGAAAACCTCCGACCTCAAGTCCTTTATTCGCTCTGGCGGCTATGCATGGCCGGGCGGCTATCCCTGGAGGATTGACCTATGAACGCGTTTATCAAGACCGAAAAGGGGCTTTTCAAAGCCCACCGTCGCGGGCTCGACTGGCAGATTGTCGGCCCGCAATTTGAGCGGTGGTTTTCTGTCTGGCAGCATGACCCCATGGCCTCACTCCTACGGGCGCTGGACTCTGTGCCGGGTAATCGCCGGACCGTTGAGATTGTGTCTTTGAAGGGTTGACCGGCACCTATAGGCCCCGCTGGGGGCTTATGGGGGCATGTTGCCCAACAGGAGAACCAACGATGAACGACTATCAAGCCAACGGATATGCAAGCCGCCGCGACTATCTGGAGTCGCTGGCCGAGGAATACCCGCGAGACACGGTGTTTGCAATGGCCTCGATTCTGGGGCCGAATGAGGATTTCGACGGGCTGGTGACGGCCCTGGAAGACTACGCCGACGAATTCTGACCCGTGGGGCTCCGGCCCCATTCTGAGGAGTGACCTATGCAAACCCGTTTCTTGTGGGCCTGGAATCAATATCCTGCCCTGCCTGACCCATCCATGACTCGCGCCCGTGCCGCCCGTCTTCTGTTGGCATGGCGCAGAACCTCTCGCCGCCCTACGTCAATGGGGACGTTTCTGCGGACCCTTGAGCGTATCGCGCCGCACACCTACCGGGTGACCGACTCCGGCGAGGTGGGAACCATGACCATTGCACAGGACTGACCGGCACCTATAGCCCCTTATGGGGGCTATGGGGGCATGTTTTGCCCTGCAGATTCAAAGGACTGACCTATGCCTGACATTCCCTGCCTTGATCCTGACCGGCCCCTGAGCCCGGAAGAACTGGCCGATGAGCGGTGGGAACGCCGCCGTCCCTACACGCTCACCCGTGCTCACGTAGAGAGCCTGGAGGACGCTCTACGCTGGGCTCTGGATCAGATTAAATATGACCCGGCCACGTACAGCGACTATCTTGACGCCTTAGCCCTGTTGGAGGACTGACCTATGAAAAACCTTCGCGCCGCACTGCGGGAAAAATTCGGACCGCGTCGCTATCGTATCCGCCAGCGCGGAGAGATAGAAGTCTACGGAGTCATGCCGAACACCGGCATTGTCGGGTGGTACTTTTACGGGTACCTCGAAGACATGCACCACTGGTTTGATCTGGAGGACTGACCGATGAAAACACTTTTTGCCAATATCAATTTTGCAATTCGCAATCATGAAACTGTAACTATCGGCGGCGGTGATTTTGGTGCGGACGATCTGCGAAAACTTTTGCAACTTCACGCTGCAGCAGTCAAGGCGGAGGAGGCGCTTACGTGGTCTTATGGCGGGGAACCACTAGGCACGTTAGAAAAACAAGCTCTTGACGAACTTCGCGCCTCACTGAAAGAGTGACAAAAACTTGGAGGACTGACCTATGATTGCTTACACGTTTTTTGCCGATGGCAGGATTGACCTATGAAAGACCTACATGCCCGGTTTGAAACATGGTATCGGCTAACGCACTGGATGGCCCCGACACTGAACCGAAGGGGGAATGGAGAGTATGAAGATGGCGTAGTGCAAGCCATGTTTCTTGCATACCGCGCCGGGTTCAACAGAGCCCGGAAGGAAGGCGGCGAGCGCCTGCGCTGCACCTTGAGGAAGGACTGACCTATGCTTTACTCAAACACTGCCCGCTGCGCCCGCTGGGGCGCTGCAAAGGGTGCCCGCCGCGTCTCTGGACTGACCCGCTCCGAACGGGAAGCAGTCAAGGACGGCCAAGAGGTGAGGTTTAAGGGTTGTCCCCTAGTGAACGGGACCGATGAGAGGCGCATAATTTTTACGGGCGGGAGGTTCTTCGCCCGTATGCCGCAGGAATGACCTATGGACCGCTGCCCGCTTCGGCGAGCTTAAACAGGAGAAAACACATGAGCACCATCACACTTGAACAACACCAGGCCATCGCTGCAAAGCTGGCCGGCATGACCCTGCCCTCGGGCCTGGGCGACGAAGAGGCTGCATGCTCTATCGCGGCGATCAATCTTGCCCTGACCGGGCAACTCACCGACGACATCCCACTATGCATGTCCGAGGCAATCGGGAGATGGATCATCGTCGTGCAAGACGCCATGCCCGACGACATGCGGAACTCTCGCCGATGGAAATCTTTGTTGCCTCTAGCTGCCGGGACAGGACGCGATCATGAGCGGGAGCGGCTGACCCTCATCCTTGATTGGATGTGGGGTACTGTGCTGCCTACGCTCCAACCACTTGCGGACAAACACGGTTTTGGTGCTCAGTGGCAGCACATGACCACCGAGCGCACGGTGGCAGCGGCGGTGGCGGCGGCGGATGCGGCGGCGGCGGCGGAGGCGTGGGCGGATGCGAGGGCGGCGGCGTGGGCGGCGGCGGCGTGGGGGGCGAGGGCGGAGGCGGCGGCGGGGGGGGCGAGGGTGGCGGAGGCGGCGGCGGATGCGGCGGATGCGTGGGCGTGGGAAACCTTCGATCCCTGCGCTTTGCTGGAGCGGTTGATCAACGTAGAGTGAACCAGCCCGCTTCGGCGGGCTTTTTTACGCTTGACACCACTCAAAGGACTGACCTATAATCCGTTCATCTGTCGGCTTGGTAACCCGGCAGTAGCACTCCAACTGCGAATCCCGAACCCTTAAGTGTGGGAGCGGGCTTCGTCAAAGCGCATGGAAGGTGTTGGAGACCAACCATGTCGCGGCAACCAAGCCTAAAGCTCGTACCCCCACTTAAGGGTTTTTGCTTTTGGGCCTGATTGTTGACCTTGCTTCAAGAGTCTATCGGGTTCTGGGTGGCACGGGGTAACCGGAGGAAGTCGCAGGGGTGGATGCCCCGCAGTGCGATGTAGGCCGGTCTGCACCACCCTACTACGTTCTGGCTTGGGGCGAGATGCGCACAGAAGATGCAGGCGCAGGGGTAGGTCGCCAATGGGGAACCTGTAGCTTAGGCCGCAGCGGAGATGTTGGTTCCAGAGCCGTTGCAGACGCTGGCATCAGCGGAAAGTCTGGAAGTGGGAGCGGTTTCCTAGACTCCCATCCGAATAGGGAAACCTCACTTGGCTCCATATTTGGAATGCGCCTGAGTTCACTTCGGTGGACTTAGGCATGGTATTGCCGAACGGTTTCCTACTTCCACCATTTTGGAGTAGTAGACACACTGTAAAAATTCACGGTGTTGCACTGCACACAAATTTGTGCGACCATCCGCTAGTTTTTGGCTGGCCTATGACCACAGTAATCGCTGACTGGCACGCGGGCATCATGGTGTCCGATTCGCAAGTGTCCGATACGGATAGGAAGTGGTGCCAGCGAAAAGTGTTTCGAGTCCGGGGTGCTCTGCTAGGTATAGCAGGCACTCTTTCACAGGCCGAACAGTTTCTGACTTGGTACAAGGCGGGATGTGTTGATAAGCCCCCGACCAAGCTGCACGAATTCCAAGCTCTAGTGTTGACACCTAACGGGCTGTTGCACTACGACATGACCCACTTGCCCGTACCCGTCCAGTCAGGCCGGGAAGCTATTGGCTCTGGAGCCAAGGCTGCAATGGTCGGCTATGAACTTCTTGGTTGGCAAGACGCCCGCCGAGTTGTTCGCGTGGTGTGCAATCACGATGCCGGATCTCGCGGACCAGTCCGCGTCTACCACTTGTAGCATCATGAAGTCAAAATTCACCCGAGAGCAGTTCATCGCAGTCTGGGAGAAAACACACTC